ACAGCGCTGACACCGGTCATGCGGTATCGGCGCGGTAACGGTCGTCCCGCAGTGCTTACAGGTCTTCACCCCTCCACCAGTGCCAGCTTTGTCTTGTCCACGCCGCTCATTTGATCCTGATACGCTGCCCATATCTCACTCCCGCTCATGTTGTCGTACTTGTCGTGGTTACGGATGTTCCACATCCACACCTGTCCTTTCCCATTGTAAACCCGCACCTTGCGTGACATGGGCATTTCACGCAGCAGCAGCCCCACCTTCACCGGGGTGAACCATTCCGGCTTGGCGTACATGAGGTCAGCACGGATCATCTCGCCACACTTGAGCGTCACCACTGCGTCACTGGCAGTGACCAGATCACTTTTGAATGACCCAGCGCCAGCAGCAATGAACGCTTCCATCGTCTGAAGCTGGGATGACTTGCTCGCTTCGGTGATATCGCGCAAGAACTCAGTCACAGGCGGTGGAGCGCCAGGTTTGAAGTCACTCAGGTCAACGCAGTTGCGCAAATACCAGATGCACGCCTCATAGCCGCCCTGTTCCATCCATTCCCAACGATCCTGCCAGTAGTCCAGCCACTCAGGCCGCATGGCACCACTGGCATCCCGCGTGTTGATATCAGACCACACAGCGAAGATGCGCCGTGATTGCCCCTGGAGGCTGAACGGCAACTGACTGTTAGTAGTCATGGTCACACTCAACAGGTTACGCACAGACACTTTCTTGACGCCCTTCTGGTTCACACGCAGCCTATCCGGTGGGGCTGCTGCCAGGGGTTTCAGCTTGGCGCTTATCGCCAAGGCCTCTTTCCGGTCGCCCAATTCGGTTTCGTTGACCGACAGATGCTTGGTGCTCAATAGGTAGTCATTGAAGTCTTCCGTCAGCTCGTCACCGCTGATCGTGTGGCTGTGGTCACCCATTGCTTTCGTGAACGGGTACAGCAGAAAATCCTTACCGCCACCTTCCGCGCTACCCAGCGTCAACATGTGGTTGATTTTCTTTTCTGGGTACAGCAGCGTGAATGCCAGGTACTGGAGAATGTGCTTTTTTTGCTCTCCCCACCCCAACACGTCGAAATGCTCCAGCCACTTGCTGCAATCGCCCTGTGTGCCCTGTATCTCGTTCAGGTTGCACCATGAGTTGCCGAAGCGTACCCCGCCTTCTTCGAACACCGGGGGCATTTTCGGGGCATAGTCCAGCTTGTCCACCTTGGTGACACGACCGCCCATCAGGGCTTCCTTACGTGCATCAGGATCAAGGTGGGCATAGGTGTTCTGGTAGGCTTCGGCACTGTAGAAGATGCGCTTGCGACGGTCGTAGAACTGATTGGCTTCAGCAATGTAAATCACATCATCGAAGAAGTTGATTTCCGCCTTGGAATGCTCATACCACTGCTGACGCAGCTCCTTGATAATGTCCTTGAACTCGCGCTGGCTCCAGAACATCATGGCGCAAATGTCCTTATGCCAACCTATCTGCTCCATCTTCGGCAGATCGTCCACGACACGCAGCAGGGACGCCACCAGCTCGCGGGCTTCAGGGGAATCGTGACGCTCACGCCTTGCCGCGTCGAATAGCTGTTGCAAGGCAGGCTCACTGACGCTTTCGCTCTGCTGCGTGTCACCAAGGAATGACACCTCGCTCACGTCCGCCAGCATGCGGGTTGCCTTCCAACTTGTCAGCCGGGAGCCGAAGCCAGGAACCTGATCTTCCATCCACGCCAGCAGGTCACGCCCCGTGCGTGTCTGACACGCCCCGTGGTGGCACTTGAAGCCAATGGACCCGTCTGCGTTGGTGAACACCGCCGTGCCGCTATCGTCACTGCCTGTATGCTCATGCACCCATGGACACGTCACGTCAAAACGCCCGTCGCTGCGCACCTCCTTGATGCGGATCATGTCAGGCACATCCAGCAGCGGGTGACCCACCACATTGGCGGCACCGTCTACCCGTGCTCCCCGGCGTTCGGCATCAAGGTCAACCGCGAAGGGGAGCGCCAGGGCTTCAAGGGTGGTGGTGTTGAACGGCTGCCAGTCCAGCATGCGGCATTGAAACGGCTGCCCATCAATCAGCTTGGATGCCTTGTTGTTGACGCCTTCCGGCAACCGCACGTACCGGGTGACACCCTTCATGCCGGGGTCACGCCCTTCAGGAGCGAGGCCGTTTGCTACCAATCCATCTAGCAGGTTCTCTACCCTACCCCGGTCACTGCATGGTTGCGCAAGGATGTAGCCCCACTGCTCACTCCCCGGTGACGTTTCCAGTATCCAGCTTGGATCAGGCAGACGCTTTGCCGCTTCGATGCTCAGCTTTTCCCGCACATCATCCAGCACGATGCAGTGCGTCTGCTTATACAGCGCCTTGCGGCGACGGGCTATGCCGCGCTCGTCAGGGTGGAACGTGCTGATCGTGAAATACTGGTTGCTGGGTTGCTGGAAGCGGTAGCGGCTGAGGTAGTCACCCTTCCAGGCTGTCAAGTGATGCTCCGGTGGGATGTTGCTGGGGTCATGGCGGAAGTCCGTCACGTGTGCAACATCCACCATGGTGCCGAAGATGGCACCTAAAAATTCGTGGTTGGACACCATATGTGTGATCGCCTGTGTTTGACAACGTGCAATTGTTGTTTGACAATGTACCACGTCACGGCGTATTGTCAAACCATCACCAACACGAAGGGTAAATCAATGAGCGTATTCCTCACTGTCCGCATGGAGCAAGAAGCTCTGGACGAATTCCGTAAGTATTGCAGTGAGAAGCTGCAACGCCGCCACTCTAACGTAGTGCGCGAACTGGTCATTGCCGCTACCGAAGGTCGCGTCAAGATCACCCCTACCGATGCCATGAAGGAGATGTACCATGACAATTGAGAACTCACTGGAGCGTATCGCTACTGCCCTGGAAGCACTGGCGGCGAAGCGTGATGTCAACGTTCAACCCGTATCAGTGTCAGCACCGTCTGCCCCTGAGGCTCCAGCAGCACCGTCTGCCCCTGAGGCTCCAGCAGCACCGTCTGCCCCTGAGGCTCCAGCAGCACCGTCTGCCCCTGAGGCTCCAGCAGCACCGTCTGCCCCTGAGGCTCCAGCAGCAATGACACCCCAGCAGCTCAACGAAGTGTTGGTAGGGGAGTTCAAGCGCCTGGGTGGCCGGGAACCGATTGACAAGGTGTTACATGACCACGGTGTGCAGTCTATCAGTGACCTTGATCCTTCACAGTATCAATCCGTCATCACCGCAGTGCAGGCGCTCTGATATGGGTACTCACGCACGACTCAGCCCCAGCAACCACCGGTGGCCTCACTGCCCCGGTTCGGTTGCCCTGGAAGCACAGTACCCTGACATAGCAGGCGATGCGGCAATAGACGGTACAGGGTCACATTTGCTGTTGGAAATGTGCCTGAACAATGACTACACCCCGAGTCACTATGAAGGGCGGATCATTGGCACCAACCATGAAGACAAGCCGGAAGGCTGGTTGGTGAATCAGGATCGCATTGAACGGGTGCAAATGTGCCTGAACTACATCAACCGTCGCAAGGAGGAATTGCACCAGCAGTTCCCCGAAGCCACGATCACCGTGCAGGAGGAAAGCCATTCTAACCCTGGTGCAATGTTTGGTCGCGATGATTGGCATGGTACTTGCGATATCACCATTGAAGTGATTCAGGATGACACTTGCCTGTTCGTGGAAGTGATCGACTACAAGGACGGTCGCGGCTGGGTATACGTAGAAGGCAGCTCCCAGCTCCTGAGTTACGCAGGCGGGAAGATACGTCCATGGATCGCATCAGGCCCGGACCTTGTGCGCCCGCTCCGTCCCGAGCGTATCCCCCATGGTGTGCGAACCAGCATTGTCCAGCCGAAGACCTCACCGCCTGTGCGCTACCACGACTACACCACGTCAGACGTAGTGGATGCGCTGGTTGACTTGTCATGGGCAGCAACGAAGACGGATTGGGACGATGCGCCCCTGGTGTCGGGGAAACACTGCCAGTGGTGCAATCACAAGCCCAACTGCACCGCGCAGGCGAATGAAAGTCTGGAGGTACTCAAGATGAGCAACGATGTAGTAACACAGGACGGGCAAAGCCTGTTCGAATTGATCGAAGGCGTAGTAGGCGACGTGACCGAAATGGACACTAAGCGCCTGACTGAGCTGGCGGACGCACGCGCTGGAATCGAAGCCGCGTTCGACCGGGTAGACAAGGAGCTGTTCGCTCGCCTGGAGCAAGGCCAGGAAGTGGATGGGTACGCGCTGAAACCGGGACGCTCCAGTCGTATCTGGAATGAGCCTGAGGAAGAGATTGTCAAGGTTCTCAAGAACCGTAAACTCAAGCGTGACGATATTTACCCGCCGAAGTTGGCATCACCGGCTCTGGTGTTGAAGAACCCGAACCTCACTGACGACCAGAAGGAGAAGATCGAGAAGCAGTATGTCACCGTCAAGGCTGGGGAGCTGAAGCTGACCAAGGTGGCACGCGGTAAAAAAGAAGAATTACCGTTTAAAGATGTTGTACAAACTACAACAGATGATATACCATCATTTCTGTAACCGACACGAAGAGGCACACAACCATGCAATTCAAAGTCAAAGGCATCCTGAGCTATCCGCACCTGTTCACCCCGCGCAGCGTGAACCCCGGTGATGACCCGAAATTCAGCGCCAGCATCCTTGTTCGCAAGGATGACCCACAGGTGCAGCAGATTCAGCAGATCATCGATACCGATAAAGCTAATGGTTGGCCCAACGGTTTCCCGGCGAACGGTAAGCAGTTCATGAAAGACGGTGCTGTCCAGCATCCTGACCGTCCCGAGATGCACAGCTACATGATTATTAGACCCAACGCGAAAGCGGACAGCAAGCCTCACACCGTGGACATGCAGATGAACCCGGTGATGAATCAGGCAGACGCTTATGCCGGTGCCGTGGTCTGGGCAGCGCTCAACAGCTTCGTCTACAACCAGCCTGTCAACAAGGGTGTCGGTTGCGGTCTGAACGGCATCATGCTGACCGGTGAAGAAGGTGAGCTTGGCCGCCTGGATGGTAAGCCCACTGTCGAAGGCATGTTCGGAGACGTGGCGCAAGGTGGCGGTGGCGCACCGCAAGCCCCGGCAGCACCTGCTACACCGCCGCCAGCCGCTCCTAGTGCCCCCAAGTACCAGATGACCGACAAGGCCAACGGTCTGACCCGTGAACAGTATCACGCGGCTGGCTGGAGCGATGAACAGTTGGTCCAGCACGGCATCATGCTGCCGCCAGGTGGCGTTGCCCCCAGCTTCGCATAACGACAAACACCGCCCCGCTCCAGGGGCGGTTTTCTTCTGAGGCACACAACCATGACTCCTGATTTCATCTTCGGCGTCACCCCCGGTGACGTGGCCTACGATATCGAGACATATCCCAACGTCTTCACCTTCTACGCGGTGCATGCCGACACAGGCCGGGAATGGGTCTTTGAAGCCAGCCCGTGGCGTCACGACATACCCGAGCTGCTGGACTACCTGAACACCATGCGGCAGCAGGGTTGCCGTATGGTGGGTTTCAACAACGTGGGTTTTGATTACCCCGTGGTGCATTTCATCCACCAAGCCCGCAACGTTTCAGCGTGGGAGATTTATCAGAAGGCCATGGGCATCATCCGCGCACCGGATAACGCCAGGTTCGCCCACATGGTGTGGGAGTCTGACCGGGTAGTGGAGCAGATCGACCTGTTCAAGATTCACCACTTCGACAACAAGGCACGATCCACCAGCCTGAAGGTGCTGGAATTCAACATGCGCAGCGACAATGTTGAAGACCTGCCGTTTGACGTGGGCATTGAACTGACCCGTGAACAGGCCAACGTGCTGAAGCGCTACAACCGGCATGATGTGTTGGAGACGCTTAAGTTCTACCGTCACTCACTGGATCAGATACGGTTCCGCGAAGAGCTGACGGTGAAGTATAACCGCAACTTCATGAACCACAACGACACCAAGATAGGCAAGGACTACTTCATCATGCGGCTGGAGGAACAGAACCCCGGCTGCTGTTATCAGTACATCGACGGCAAGCGTCACATGGTGCAGACGAAGCGTGACAGCATCCGCCTTGCTGACGTGATCATTCCCTACATCGGCTTCCGTGATCCTGAGTTTCAGCGCATCCTTGACTGGTTTAAGTCACAGACGATCACCGAAACCAAAGGCGTCTTCAAGGACGTGCATTGCACCGTGCGTGGCTTCCAGTTCGACTTCGGCACCGGGGGCATTCACGGCTCCATCGAATCGCAGATTGTCGCCTCAGACGATGAACACGTGATCATCGACCTGGACGTTGCCAGCTACTACCCCAACCTTGCCATTGCCAATGGCTTCTATCCTGAACACCTGGGGCAGGCCTTCTGTACGATCTATGAAGACGTGTACCAACAGCGCAAGAGTTACGCCAAGGGCACCGCTGAAAACGCCATGTTCAAGCTGGCGCTGAACGGTGTCTACGGTGACTCCAACAACCAGTACAGCCCGTTCTATGACCCGCAGTACACCATGAGCATCACCATCAATGGACAACTGCTGCTGTGCATGCTGGCGGAAGCCTTGATGCAGGTGGACGCGGTGCAGATGATCCAGATCAACACTGATGGCTTGACCATCCGCTGCCCGCGCCAGCTCACCGGTTGGGTAGAGCAGGTGCAGCACTGGTGGGAGCAGATGACAGGCTTGCAGCTTGAGGCAGCGGAATACAGCCGCATGTTCATCCGTGACGTGAACAACTACGTCGCGGAATACACCGATGGCAAGCTGAAGCGCAAAGGTGCCTATGAATATGAGCTGGGCTGGCACCAGAACCATAGCGCCCTGATCGTACCGAAAGCCGCTGAAGCCGCCTTGGTGCATGAGGTCAGCATTCGTGAATTCATTTCCAGCCACGATGACCCGATGGACTTCATGCTGCGCACCAAGGTGCCCCGTTCGTCCATGTTGGAATGGGGCGGTGAGCGTGTGGCAAACATCGTCCGGTACTACATCAGCACCGAAGGCAAGACGCTGGAGAAGGTCATGCCGCCAGCAGGCCCGGAAGGTGCCTACAAGAAGAAGAACGGCGTACCTGACCACTACTACCATCAGGTGCTGGCGGAAGTGGGAGACGCCTGGGATGAGCGCATCCACACCAAGAACAAGAGCAAGTATGAAGAACGGCGTATGAGCATCAACACCGGCTGGCTGGTGACGCTGTGCAACGACCTTCGTGGCTTTCTGGACATGGATGACTTGAACATTGACTGGTACGTCAAGGAAGCTGAGAAGCTGGTGTTGACGCTGCAAGGCTGACGTTGTACATTGTATAACATGACGGGAATTTCACTGTAGCGCAACGGATGCATTATTTTCAGACCGGTGAATGTCCGGCGCTTTTACCGTAAGGGTTTGACATGGGCGTCCGTGAAAACAAGGTG